TTAGTTTGAATAGCTAATTCATGAGTAGGAGCTAATATAATAGCTTGAGTATTGTTATTTTTTTCATTTATAATTTGTAAAGTTCCTGTTACAAAAGCTCCAGTTTTTCCAGTACCTGATTGTGCTTGAGCAATAATATCAACAGGTGGTCTGTGTGTTAATGGATATAAAGCTTTTTTCTGAATAGAACTTGGTTTTTCAAATCCAAAGGCATAAATGCCCCTTAATAACTTTTGTTTTAAATTTAAAGTCTCATCATCCCAGGTAGAGAATGAATACATAATTTCTTTATTTGAGGAGTTCTGTAATAATGAAGTCATCTTAATTAATATAATTAGTATATATTTAAGTTGGTTTCAATTTTAAGTTAATCCAAAATTGATATAAAAAAAAAATATGTATTATTATTATTATTAGTTGTAAAATGATTTCAGTATTAAAAACAAAAAAAACATATAATTTAGATTTCTTTCTAGATATTGAAGAGAAAAATCTAATAAATGAATTATGCGAAGAAGTAATACAAAAAATTAATAAATTATCTAAGAGAGTAGGAGCACCATCTTATCAAAAAACACCTGTATTTAAAAGAAATAATTATAGAAATATTGCGAGGACAGTAAAAAAGGAAAATATAACACAAGAAGATTGGAATTCTATTAGAAATTTTAAAAAAACTAAATTAGAAAAAAATACTCAAGGCGTCGAAGCACAAATGGACAAAATTAGATGTAATTTAAATAAACTTACTGATAATACATATAATCTAGTATTGGATGAAATTATCTGTATAATTAAAGATGTAATTGTAGAGGAAGGTGATAATGGTTCAGATACTCTAGAAAAAATAGGAGAAGCAATCTTTGAAATAGGAAGTGTTCATAAATTTTGGTCATCAGTATATGCTAAATTATATAAAGAATTAATTGAACAGTTTTCTGTTATGAAAGATATATGTATCAAAAATTTTAAAAATTTTAAAAGTATATTTGAAGTTATAAATTATATTGATTCTAGTGAGGATTATAACTTATTTTGTGAATATAATAAACAAAATGAAAAAAGAAGAGCATTAAGTAGTTTCTTTAGTATTTGTGCCGAATTAGAAATTATTGAAAAATTAGAAATAGAATCAATTATAATTGAATTTATTAAACAAATCAAAAATGAAATGTATAAAGATAATAAAATAAATCATATTTGTGAGTTGGTTGAGAATATAAGTATAATGATTTTATCAGGTAAAAAATATTTATCTGAATTATCAAATTGGGATAGTATTTTAAATGATATAGAATATTTTTCAAATTTAAATCACAAAGAATATAATAGTTTAAACAGTAAAATTATATTTAAATTTATGGATTTAAATGATGATTTGGAAGAAGATTAAAAAATAATAATATAAAAACATTATTAATTATTATATTATTAATGAGTGTTAAGAATTTATCTTTTTCTTTAATTGAAAAAAATAATAAAAATAATAGAGAAGTAACATATGAAAAATTATTAGAAAATGTTAATGAAGAATCTAGTAAGTTAAATAACAATAATTTTGATGAATTAGGTATTGACGATTATATTTCTAGTGAACTAAATTATAGTGAAAATTATACAAAAAAACAGTTAGATTTAATAGCCGATTATTATGGAATAACAAAAAGAAAAAAAAGGAAACAGGATTTGATAGAAGAAATTGTTATTTATGAGAAAGAGATTTCTAATTATGACATTGTTCAAAGAAGAAAACAATTATGGTTTTATATGGAAGAAATTAGTAATGATAGTTTCTTAAGTAAATTTTTAATATTAGGCTAAATTATATGGTATTATCAAAAATTAATGAAAAAGTATCATACGCGGAACTAAAAAATATTGATGAAAATGATAAAGGAAGAGATGTTTCTATGTATCAAATTCAATTATTTAATATTCCTGTTGTTATTGCTTTAGGGGATATAAAATTTACATTTATTGATAATAATATTTTATTTACTCCAGTTTATTTGGTTGTTGATGAAACAAAAAAAATTTATCAAATTGGTGTTTATGAATTTGATAGTAAAGAATTAGAAAACTTAAAAGATGAAGATGGAGATTTAGATATATCATTAATCGACGGACCATTATTATATTCCTTTATTGATAAGTCTTATATTAATAAATGTATGATAAATGAAAAATTAGTTATGGATTATGATTCAGGAGATAATGAAAGTGATGAAGAAGATTTAGATACTGAAAATCCTGATGATGAGGAAGGATTAATTGATTTAAGCGATATTGATAATGAAAGTGATAATGAAAATTCAGATGATAAAAAAGATGATGATGATAAAAAGTTAAAAAATCCACCAAAAGTATTAGTAGAATTAAATATTGAAGATTATGAAGATGATGATGATTTTTTATTGACAGGTGAAAAAGAAAAAGATGATAAGAGAGAAAAGAAAAATTATAAAAATCCTGGTAAAAGTGATTCACAATGGATAGAACAATTTATGAGTAATAACAATTATGGAATTGTAGATAATGCCGGTGGAGGAGAATGTTTTTTTTATGTTATAAGAGATGCTTTTAAAAGTATTAATATAAATGCTGATATAAGGTCAGTAAGAGAAAAAATGGTTGAAAGGGTTGATAATACTGTTTATCAAAATTATATGGAGAGATATAATATGTATGATGATGAATTTAAACGATTAATGAGAAATATACCAAAGGAAAAAAAATTAAAAACTGTTCTTAAAAATGATTTCAATAAATTAGCAAAAGAAATTAAAAAAATGATTCCAGGAAAAAGAAAAGAATCTACAAAAAAAGCTAAGGAATTACGAAAAAAATACAATCAAAAAGAATTAGAAATTAAAAGAATGGAAGGTGAGCTTAGCTCAGTAAAAAATAATAGGAAAGAAGTAAAATGGTTAAAAAATATAAAATCTCTAGAAGATTTAAAAAATAAAATGAAAACTTGCGATTATTGGGCAGACCAATGGGCTGTGACAACATTAGAAATTGTCTTAAACACAAAATTTATTATATTATCTAGTGAGCAATATAAAAAAGGAAATTATGATATGGTTTTTCACTGTGGAGATTTTGTTCATCAAGAAATAGAAAAAAAACAATATTTTAAGCCAAAATATTATATTATTTTCGAACATACAGGAGACCATTATAAATTAATTAGTTACAAAGATAAAAAAATTCATAGATTTCATGAAATACCATTTGGATTAAAATCACGCATTGTGGAAAAATGTATGAAATCAAAAGGAAAAACATTATATAATTATATTCCTAAGTTTGCTAAGTTAATAGGTGATACTGTAGATATACCTATAAAAGAAAATAATAAAATTGAAGAAGATGATGAATCTGATGGAGAAGAAAAAGAAGAACAGGAAGAACAAGAAGGAGATATAGAAATGATTCCAACTCCAACTAGAGAAGATGGTGATTTATTTGATCCAAATATTGAATTTATCTTTTGGTCTAAATCAAGTGATTCAAAACCTGGAAAGGGAAGTGGTGAAAGTTTACCAAGTGATAAAAAATCAGCTTATGATGATTTATCAAAAGAAAAAAATTGGAGAAGAGTTTTATCAAATTTCTATGCTAAAGAAAAAGTAGATGGTGTTAGGCCTCCTTTATTTGAATTAGATGGAAAAAAATGGGCTTCTGTTGAACATTATTATCATGCTAATAAATTTAAAAAAAATAATAAGGAGTATTATGATAAATTCGCATTAGGTTCAGGTTCTTTATGGGAAGATGAACCATTAAAGGCATTACAGGCTGGTGGTAAAGGAGGAAAGGTTAAAGAAAAAGTTCCAGAAAGAAAGACACCAAAGGTTGTATTTAAAAGACCTGCGGATGTTTTAATGGATGATGATTTCTTTGATGGAAAAAATAATGAAATAGTTATGGAGAGAGCACAGCAGGCAAAATATGAACAGGATGAATATTGTAAGAGAATTTTGTTATTGACAAAAGAAGCAAAATTATCACATTATATTCCAAGAAAGAAAAAGGGAGAAAATTTGGTGCCATTTTATGATACTATGAGAATAAGAGATAAACTTAAAAAAAAGAACTAATAAATTTATAATATCAATATAATATAAGTTTATTATGAATATTGGAAAAAATTTTTTTTTTAAAAATTCAAAGACTCGTAAAAAAGGAAAGAAAAAGAAAACATTTAAGCGTAAAAAAAAGGAAAGAAAATGGACAGCTACAAATTATCCTTATAGAGATGTAACAAAAGGGGAAGCTATTAAGGATTTTTTAACTTTAAGAAAATTAGTACAACAAAAAGATTGGAACGCGAAATCAATAGCCGGAAATGCGTTAATAGATTGGGGGACAGAAAAAGCCCGAAGAAAAACAAGATACAGAAATAAATCATTTATAGAAAAGTGGAATAATAAAACAAGACGTAAAAAGATGTTAGAATTTGCCAAACGTCTTCATAAGAAGACATCAGGTAAATCAGTATTAGGAGCTACACGAGCAGCAATAGATTTGCAATGGGGCACAGTAAATACATTAAGAGCAGCAGCAGCAGCATGTATGTATAAAAAATATAAAGCAAAAAGAGTATTAGATTTTACAGCAGGTTGGGGTGCAAGAATGGTAGCAGCAATGGCTTTAGATATAGATTACATAGGAATTGATAGTAATAAAAATTTGAGAAAAGGTTACAATAGAATAATAAAATTATTGAAACCTTATACAAAAAGTAATGTAAAAATGTATTTTAAAAAGGCAGAAGAAGTAGATTTTTCAAAAATAGGAAAATATGATTATGTATTTACATCACCGCCTTATGAATATTTAGAAGCATATGAAAATATGAAAAATTATGAAGGAGATGGTAAAATAAAACAACCATCAAGTTCGCAAAAAATAAAAATGAAGGATTCCGCAAAGTTTTATGATGAATTTTTGGTGCCAACTTTAAAAAAAGCATATAAATATTTACCAAAAAACAAACATATATGTTTAAATATGCCTGATATAATGTATGATAAAATAAAAACTAGATGGATTCCTGTAACAAGAAAGGAAACATATAATATAGTTAAAAGAACAGGAGGTAAATGGGGAAAAGAGAAAAGACGTGGAAAGGAACTTATATTTTGTTGGAAAAAGTAATAAATAAAATAACAATATTATAATATATATATTATAATGTCGTTCACAATAAAAAGTGAAAAATTATTAAAACATTTTATAGATGATTTTGATAAGTATTGCGTAAAAAAAACATCAAGAGTTCAAAAATCAACAGATAATATCATTAAATTAATTTATAGGGATATAAAATTAACAGAATCATGGTCAAATGTATGTTTAAAAAATGATTTAATTACTATGGATTTGAAAAAAATAACAGATTCATTAAAAGAATTACCAAAATCAAGTTTAATGGATAGTTCATTTATGCCAGCTAAGATAAAAGATAAAATTTTATATAATATTAGAGGTTATATGAAAGGTAGTGTAATAATAAGAACAACAAAAATAAATGTATATTATGGTTTATTTAAAGATGTTGAAAAGGCAAATCATCGTAAAATAAAATTGGATATAATTGAGGCATTAAAATATGTAAAATTTATGTTTTTAAATATAGGATTAAGACAAAAGGTTAATTCATTGGATATTTATTTATATCTAACAGATGAAGATAAAAGAATGCCAAAAAATCCAATAATGGTTTTAGGTCCTAATAATTGTAATTCAGCAGTTACTTATGCTTGTTCTAGTGAAGGAAAAATTTTAGTTTATAGAAAAGAAGAGTGGAAAAAAGTTTTATTACATGAATTATTTCATAGTTTATGTTTGGATTTTGCTATTTCAAAATATGATATACTAAAAGAAAATACGAAAAAAATATTTAATGTAGATAGTGATTTTGAGATATCTGAATCATATAGTGAATATTGGGCAACAGTAATAAATTGTTGTTTTTTAAGTTTTAAATTATTAGATGATAAAAATAATGAAGAAGATTTTTTGTTATTTTTTGATTTTTGTATTCAATTAGAGAGAATTTTTTCTTTATTTCAAATGAATAAAGTTTTGAGTTATATGGGATTAACATATGAAACATTGTTTAAAAATGATTCAGCTAGTATAAGTTATAGAAAATTATTATATAAAGAAGATACAAATGTATTATGTTATTATGTAATAAAAACAATATTATTATTTTTTAATGATGATTTTTTGAAATGGTGTTTGTATAATAATGGAACAATAATAAAATTTGATAAAACTCAGCAAAATTTTTTTAATTTTTATAAGTTTATAAAAAAAAAATACAATAATAAATTTTTTTTAAATTCTATACTTAAAATGAGAAATATTAATATGGAAAAAAAGAAATTAAGAAATAATATTATTAATTTAACAGCTAGAATGACAATATGTGAAAATTGAAATAAATAGTTTAAAATAAATAATAATAGAAAAAAATAATGGGAGTAAAGTTGCTTTCAAAATTATTAAAAAATGAGTGTTATGATGAAACAGAAAAAATCCATTTATCTTGTTTATATGGAAAAAAAATATGTATAGATACAAGTATATATTTATATAGATTTAAAAGTCAAAATACATTAATAGAAAGTTTTTATGTAATGTGTTCTTTATTTAAAAAATATAATATAAAACCAATATTTATATTTGATGGAAAACCACCAATGGAAAAACAAAAAGAATTAGAAAATAGAAAAAAGGATAGAGAAGAGGCAAAATTATTATATGAAGAATTACATAAAAAAGCTTTAGAAGAAGGGTATGAGAATTTATCTGAATCAAAAAAAAAGGAGTTAGAAAGATTAAAAAGAAGCATGATAAGAATAACAAAAGAAGATGTAAATTTGGTAAAATCATTATTAGATTCATATGGTATTTGTCATGAGACGGCGATAGGTGAGGCAGATATATTATGTGCTAGTTTAGTAATAAAAAAAAAGGTTTTTGGCGTTTTGACAGAAGATATGGATTTATTTGCTTATGGAAGTCCAATAATATTAAGATATATAAGTTTATCACAACATAGTTGTATATTATATAATTTAAAAAAAATTTTGAATAAGTTAGAGATAGAAAAAAATGATTTTCAATTAATATGTGTTTTATCAGGAAATGATTATTATGAAAGTAAAAAAAATATTTATTATTATTTAAAAATTTATAAAAAGTATAAAAAATCTTTAAATGATGATGATTTATTAACTTGGTTAAATATAAATAATTATATAAAAGAAGAAGAAATAAATGAAATAGTAAATACATTGAATATTTATAGAAATATTAAAAAAGAATTAGGAAATTATAAAAATTTTAATATAAGATTTAGTTCAGTTTGTAAAAACACATTAAAAAAAATTTTAGAATTAGATAGATTTATATTTTAATAAGTTACATATAAAATATTTTTTTTATATAAATTTATATATGAAGTTAGATATATTAACTTGGAATATAAATTTTATACATAATAATTGGGTGAAAAGACTTAACAATATAAATAATATATTAGAAAATGAAGTTGAGAATTGTGATATAATAGCTCTTCAAGAGGCGACATTACCTTTTAGTAATTCGATATTTAATATTCATGATTTTTTAAAAAATACAGATGTAGAACACTTTGATTGTACCTTAGTGGAGAGAAACGTATTATATAAATATTTAAAAAAAAATTTTCCAAAATATAAAAAATATGTGATAGGAGTATTTGAATATTTAATGAACAAGATGTTGTATTTATGTGTGAATATATTTTCTAAGTATGGAGAATATTTGAAAGATATATATTTCAAACATCCATATTTAAGTATATTAATATTTGTTATTTGTCCATTTATATTTTTACCAAGTTGTTATTTTTTTGGAATGTTGACAATATTTAATAAGAAAATTAAATATAATTATGTGAAGTCGGAATATATAGGAAATAGAAGAATTCAATATAGTGAATTAGAGGTAAATAATAAAAAAATAATATTTGTAAATATTCATTTAATTCCAGGAGGAGAAAAAAAGAGAAAGGAAAGAATGAAAGAAATAAAAAAAATATTATTATTATGTAAAAAATATGAAAATGTGATAATAGCAGGTGATTTCAATGCTGAAACAGATAGTAAGGAATATAATTATATGAAAAAAAAAGGTTATAAAAGTGCAGTGTATGAATTTTGTGGTGAGGAATTAAATTCATTTCCGAGTAATGAAGTATGTAAGTGTATAGATTTTGTATGGATAAAAGGTGATATAAAAGTATTAAATGCTTTAAATTTTGGGAACATAGATGCTAGTGATCATAAAGGTATTAAAGTGACGCTGGATATATAAGTAATTGAATAAATAAAAAATCATAAAATTTATTAAAATATTATGATTTATAAAATAATTTAAGCGGATGAAACAGCCTTACTTGCCTTAGCGAAGTGAGGGCTCATATAGCGCTGAAGGTTGAAGTAGGTAAGCTCATCGTCCTTCTTAAGCTTAAGAAGCTTGCGGAGCTTGGCATCAGCTAGAATGCGGCGTCCATTCTTGGGGTCCTGAAGCTTGTGAGCACGGATGTAAGAGTTAATCTCACGAGTAACCTCAGTGCGTGCCATCTCAGTTCCCTTAGGCTTACCGAGGAAACCGGCAAGCTCTAGACTAATCTTGGTAGGCTTAACGAAACCGCTGGGAGCACGGTTTCCAGACTTACGCTTCTTGCGTCCCTGCTTCTGAGCAAGCTTAAGCTCACGGTCGGTTCTCTTGGATAGAGCACGAACCTGAGTGGTTACTGCTGTAAGCTGAGAACGGAGAGAAGTGAGCTGAGCAAGGAGAGCGGTGAACTGGTCACCAAGTGCTGGAGCAGCTGGGGCAGCAGGAGCAGCTTCCTTAACAGGAGCGGCGGCAGCGGCTGGTGCGGCTACTGCCTTAGTGGTTTTCTTAGACTTTGACTTCGATACTTTCTTGGGCATCTTATGAACTAGTATAATAACTCCTTTTTAAGTCCTTTAAGGAGATAATATATATATATTATTCACTTGTATTATGCTGTTGTTGTAATTATTTTTTTTATAAATTTTGAACAAATGATTCATACAACCAAGGTAAGCTAGTTGCTGCATTTTGACTAACTGTTGTAAGTGCACCGAGAACATAATATGTTCCCAAAGATTTAGAATCTCTATCTTCTCCTTTTGTTACAAAAATCTCTATTATATCTAATATTCTTTTTTGTAGAACTTCATAACATTTATGATATAATACATTTATATTCACTGTAAAAAAAGGATCTCCGTGTTCAGGATTTATTTTTCTTTTTGTTTCGTTTGATATTTGTGCTCTATATTGCCATATATCAATTAATTCTCTTAAAAACCTTTTTAATTGAACTCTATTTAAATTTAAATACCAATTAGCATCTGTTATAAATCCATTATCATCTATTTTTTGAAATATACTAATTGCTCTTAATTCTATTTGCTTTTCCTTTGATAATAATTCTATATTATTTTCCAATTTCATATTCGGCGAATCATTAAATAATTTACCTATTTTTACGATGCTTGTTATATCTTTCATAATTTTTGCTATAGGTAAAATATTTCTATTATAAGGATTTTTTTTTTGTTTCTCCTTAACTATCATATTATATATTGAACAAATATCAAAACCATATACAAAATTATCCTTATCTTTAAAACTATAAAATTGAGAACTATCCAAATTTTTTAAATCTTCTAATGTGTAAAAATCTGTTTCATTCACACATTCATTATTAAATCCTGAACCTCTTAATTTATTTAAATATCTTCTCAAGTGACCTCTGAACAATTTTTGTATTTTCAACGCAAAATGTGAATATTTTAAATAATTAAATAATAAAAATATTAACTCTTTTTTATTTCCACTTACCTTTTGTTTATAATATCTACAAGCACTTTTTAGTTGACTAACATTATAATTTATTTCCAATATTTTATTATATTGTGAATATAATGGTATTTCAAATTCATTCATTGAAATTTTTTTTCGTTTTTTTTTCAATATAACAGCATCAAAAATACATTCTTTTAAAAATGTTTTTGGACTTCTTTGAATTTTATTTATCTTTATATTATTTGTAAGCATTATACTAGACATTTATTTATACATAATACATATTTTTTAATTATATTTTTAAAATATATAAACTTGAACTATAAATACTTTAAAGTAAATTATGTTTAACATGTAAATTATATGTTAAAAAGTTTAATATTTTCTTTATTTATTTTTTTTATAAATGGTCAAAATATTGAAAATTGTAATAAAATAGGAGAAATAACAAATAGTATTAATAATTTAAATCTAAATTCTATGGGGTTATATATTTGCTTGGAACCTATGAATTTTAATAAAAAATCTAGTGATACTAAAAAAATAGAAAATTCAATTAATGAAAAACAAGAAAAAGGTAAAAATAATATTCTCTCCAATTTTACAAAAGAAGACTCAAAAAATATTACAAATTTCAAAAATAATTCATTAATCATAACTAATTATACAAATATTTCTCAAACACCTTCTTTTTCCATTTCGTTCCCATCACCTGTTTCTTCTCCATCTCCTTTATTTCATCCCTCCCCTGTCTTTTCCCCATCGCCCCTTTCTTCTCCATCTCCTTTATTTCATCCCTCACCCATTTATTCTCCATCTCCAATATTTTATCCCTCACCTATCTTTTCTCCATCACCTAATTTTCATCCATCACCTATTTATTCTCCATCTTCAATAAATTTAATTTTATCCGAAGAAAAGGTCTTATATTATCCGTCTCCTTCATCTTTTATTGAACCATTAGATACAAATAATCCAATAAAAATAAATAATAATAATAATGGTTTAGTTATAGCTTTAATTACACTATCTTCATTAATAAGTATTGTTTTATTAATAATTATTGTTTATTTTTGTAATAAGAGATTTAAGAATAAAGAAGAAAAAATTTATAGTTGTAGAATGTTTGCTAGTAAAACATTGTCTAATAAAACTAATGAAATTGTAACATCAGATATTGAAACTGGAAAAAATATAGAACTCGAAAAAAAAAATGGAGAGAATGAAATAAAAAATAATTCTTTAAAAAATAAAAAATTAAAAAAAAATATAAGAAAATTAAAAATTGTAACAAATGCCCATAAAAATATTTTAAGTATTCAAGGAAATCCAGAAAATAAGAAATCGCCTAGAATGATTATTAGAGAGATAAATAAAAATGAGCAAAAACTTGAGGAAAAAAAGAAAGAAAATAACAGTATGGCAAGTAAGTTGATGTTACTAACAAACACACCATAAATATAGTCAAGTAAAGATATTATGTTTTCAAAAACTTAAAATAATTTTGTAAAATTGATTTAAAATATTCTAGTGATATTAAACTATAATAATGAGTTCCGCACAGCAGATGTTCGTAAAAGCAAAAGAGTTCCAGCCTTCCCAGACTACTTATGATGAGCCACAGACTAACAAGAGAGGTGGTAAATCAGTAAATATTCGACTTAAGGGTCAGCCAATTGTTCTTCAAGTTCCTCTTATGCTCACTTGGGGTGTAAATGAGTGGGTAGATGAACAGAATGGTTCAGTAAAGTATGATATGTCTCTTCAGTTTGACCCGCAAAAGAGTTCCTCTCAGCATAAGTTCCTTCAAGCAATTAAAGATTTTGAGGAAAAGGTTAAGAATGATGCTGTTCAGAATTGTAAAAAGTGGTTCGGAAAGAAGATGAGTCGTGAAGTAGTAGATGCTCTTATGTATCCAATTCTGAAGTATCCTAAGGATAAGGAGACAGGAGAACCAGATTTAAACCGTAATCCTACGATGAAGCTTAAGGTTCCATTTTGGGAGGGTCGTTATAATGTTGAGATTTACGGAATGGATAAGAAAGCACTATATCTCCCACCTAAGTATGGAAAGGGTGCCGAAGGTAATCAGGCACCTGAACAAGATTCTGGTTCATCACCCCTAGATTTTGTTCCTAAGGCTTCTCACGTAAAGGGACTAATTCGTTGTAATGGTATGTGGTTTGCTGGTGGTAAGTGTGGTGTAACGTGGCAGCTAGTTCAGATTCAGGTTCGTCCTCCTACTCGACTAGTAGGTTCAGGAAAATGTCATATCGAGGATGATAGTGATGATGATGAAGTAGCAGCTGTACTAGATGAGAAGGATGATGAGGAGGAAGCTGAGGAGGAAGGTCCCGCACCTACATTTGATGATGATAATGACGATGATGAGGATGAGCAAGAAGAAGAGCAAGAGCCAGAGCCAGAGCCAGAGCCAGAGCCAGAGCCAGAGCCAGTTAAGAAAAAGATTAAGAAGAAGATTGTGCGACGCAAGAAGAAGTCGAGTGATGCTTAAATAAATATAAATTATTATTAAAAAATTTTATTTCCACTGTACCCGAGTCCGGTCAAAGGGGGGCGACTTAAGATCGCTTGCAGATGCTTCGTGGGTTCAAATCCCACCGGTGGAATTATTATTATTATTATTATAAATTTTTTTATTGAATTTATAATAATTAAATACTTATTTATAATATATGAAAATTATTATTGTTTTAGGTAAAAAATTACTACCATCAGGTAAAATTAGTAAAACATTAAAGAAAAGACTTGATAGTTCTATTAAATATTATAAAAAAAATGATATATTTATTGTAAGTGGAGGTAATGTAGCAAAAGTTAAACACACAGAAGCTTATGAAATGAAAAAGTATATATTAAATATATTACCGAATGCTAAAATTATAACAGAATCAAAATCTTTATCCACTATTGAAAATATACAATTTTGTAAAAATATTTTAAAAAATTATAATAATAAAGTTTTATTAGTGACATCAAAAAACCATTTAAATAAAGTTAAAAAAATTACAAAAAATTTGAACTGGGAATTGACAAGCTAATTACACAAGAAATACTTCCACATAAATATCACCTCTTAATGAAGTATCATATGTATGATTTTCATTAATCTTTAATATTCCATTATTTTTTAATAAAACTATTTGTTTTTCTTTTGTTATTTTTAAAGATTGACTATCAAGTTTAAATTTTTTCTCTCCAATATTAATTTCATAAAACCCATTTTCAAATAAATTTACAATAGGTATTTGTTTTTGAATATATATATTATTATTTTCATTAATCCATATTTCTTTTGATATTTCTGGTTCACACTTTACTATTAAATCTTTATCTTGGAGAGAAAAATGTAATTCATGATGCCATAATGGAATATAAAATTCTTTATCTTCTATTTCTAATTTAAAAATATTGTCATTTAATAAATCATTCAAGCTAGGATTTAATATAATTATATTATCATAAACCATTTTTTTTTGTAATGACTTTTTATATTGCGATAATAAATGTTCATCAATTCCTAATACATAATTAAATTTTGATAAAAAATCATAAACTTGTTTTGCTTTATTTTTATTTAATTTATCAAATATTTTTATTGATATTTTATGACAGTCTTTAATAATTCCAGTAAAACTTGTATCAACAAAAAAACTATCCCATGTAGTTTCTGGAGAGAAATATTTCATACACATTTTTATTAATTCTCTATAGTTAATATTTTCATCTATTTCTATTTTTTTATCTATATTTTCATTAGTAACCAAGAAATCATACGCCTCTTTTACTTCTTTAAACTTTTCTCCATTATCTTCTTTATATTTATCTGGATGATATTTTAATGCCATTCTAAAATAAGCCTTTTTAATACACTCGGATGTATGTTTTCTTTGTATTTCTAGTATTTCACATGCTTTATTGTAATTCATATATCTGTATACATAAATAAAATATAAATCCCTCTAAGTGATAAATAGGTCTATAATTATTATTAAATAATTTTAAAAATTTATGAAGTTGTATAATAACATTTTTAACTTTATCTTTTTTTATTTTTTCTTCATCAATAAGTTTTTTAACAATATAATAAATACAATTATGTATATTTAAATTATAAATAAATATTTCATATAAATTTTCTCTCATTTCTAAAAAAGTTAAGTTTTTATAATCTAATATTTTAATTATTATCTTATCACAAATATTTTTATTTAGATTAGTAATATTACTAACTTTTCCTTTGATATTTTTAATATTTGTAATATCTTTTGTTTTAATATTATTCATTAATGTTTTACTAGTTATTTTAATATAATCACCTTTTAAAGGTCTTTTTAATGGAATTATTTGGCACCTATTTAAAATATTATCAGGTATAAAACTTATATTTTCACTAATAAGAATATAACATATATTGAGATTTTTATGTTTTAAAGACTGCATATAACTATAAAATATATCTAATAATTCACTATGAATCATATGAAAATTTTTACATAATATAATTCCAAATCCATTAGGTCTTGCTGATAATATGTCCAATATATGATAATAAATATCATTAAATAATAATTTAGCATGACATCCTAATAGTTCCATATCAATTTCAAAATGAATATCACTTACCTTAAAATCATATTGTTTTTTATTATTAAAATTAAAATTTATTTTTCTTTCAAATCTTAAGTTAGTAGGACTATAATCTTTAATGTATCTTAATACCTGAGTATATTTACCAATTCCTGATGGTCCGTAAAAAATTAAATTGTTTTGATTTTCTACATCATTTATCATTTCATTATAAAAATCATTCATATTATTGTGAAGATTATATTTATTACTTTCTATTATATGTTCTTCAAATTTTGAAGCAAAATATTTCATAATATAAATAATATTATTAAAGCTTGTTTAATACTTAAAAAATTAAAATACTTTAATATAATGGATAGTAAAGTAAATAATATTAAAAATATAATTTACATTAAAAAAAATATATACCCAAATTTATCAAATATATGGTTGAATTATATAGATGAACAAATAAAACAACTATATATAACATTAAATAAAGCAGAAAAAATTTTTAATAATCTAGATAAAGATATTTCAAATGAAAGCATATTACTATTATATTTATTAAATAATTCATAAATAATATATTCATTTCATTATGATTTAAATATTATTTATCTTTTATATTTAATTATGTATCTTTCAATTAATCATAATGAATTTAATCCATACAATATTATTATAAGTGAAAAAACAAAAAACAATGTTATGCCTGGAAGTGATTTTCACAGACTTATATTCAGTGATGAATATTGTTCTACTTCAGGATTGTTTATTACATTTTCATTAGAAAATGTAACAATAGATAAATATTTTAATAAAATTAAATGTCAGTTTGAAAACACACAATTTAATAATATGAACATTACTGGTATAAAATGTATCGAAAAAATGATATTAAATAAATTTAATAATATAAATAATAAATTACTGACTTGTAGAATAAAAGAACAATTAAAAAATGGATTTATAAAATTATACGGTGATGATAAAATATCATATGGAAGACAAAAAAAAATTAATTTTTTACTAAAAATATCTGGTATTTGGGTTTCAAATCAATCTAACGAATTTGGTTTAACATTTAGATTTTTTATATTCAACAATCGCATTTGAGTTTTCCAAGAATAATCCATATTTGACCTATAGATACAGCGCTTATAACTGTTAATAATAAAAATAATGATACTAAAAACCAATTATTTAAACTAAATAAATTTCCACTTATTGATTGAGATATTGTTAAAATCATAATTAATAGTTGAGAACATATAACGCTCAATGATGTTGTCATAAAAATATTATATTCCTGAGGTATATTTTCATCTTTGCTTATAAAATCTCTATGTTCAAAATTTACGTAAAATAAACCACCTATTTGAAGTAATATTAATACTGAAATTATTTGAAATGCAAATTTTCTAAAATAAGTTCCTCCTATAAAAGCAATGATCATTAAGAATATTAAATTAATCATTAATTTTGTATCATTTGGTATAGTGGCAAATTGAGAAATAAATTCAACTATCGGAACAAGAATAAATAATATCAACATAATAGACATTCTTTGGTCTTTTGCGAGTAATGAAAATAATCTATAAATCATACCTTTTCTTTTTTTTAATGTATTTTCATTAATATTTTCATTTAATTGATTAGTTGTCGCACCACCACGTTGTTTTGATTTTCGTTTAGGCATTTAATATATATATTTATTTTATATTTAATATTTACAAAATTTCACTATATTTTCTAAATATGTTATTACTAAAAAAATAAAATACCCTTATTTTATATTATGAGTAATTTTATATTACAAACATCTCATCCTTTAATTCAAAGTGAGCAAACATTTGTATTAGATAGAAAGGTTATTTCTGTTCATTCTATTGATAGAGATTATAAAAAATGGCCTAATAGTAACAGTTTTGGTATTGATTTAGGAGAAGCTTTTCATAATGTTCAATCATTAAGACTTATTGATTATTCTGTACCCTTAAATAATTACACCTTTTCAGAATCTTATCAAAATACTAAAATGTCTTTTACTTACACTACTAAATTAAGATTAACTTTTGGAGCTGATAATGCTACACCTATTTTTAATGATAAAGATGGAAACGCATTCTCAAGTAATAAAGTTTTTATAGATGATATATTATATAAATTATTTACAACACCTACAACAGGTTATTGGTATAATGATAATGCTGAATATATTAATATTTATGTTAAACAAACTGATGGTTCATTTAAAATTGTTCCAAATGATAGTAGTTTAGTGTCAGATGCTGTTCCAAAACCACCATTTATTAATATGGATAATACAAACATACAAATAGAAATTAGATGGGAACCCCCCGATTTTCAAATAACTGTTCCTGAAGGATCATATACTGCTGAAAATTTAGACCAAACAATTGAATCTTTAATGAATAAGGAAATATTTAACGCATCTGCTGATATTAGTCATAATATGTTTCCACTTACTGGAAAGTCAGATAATACATTTGATTATAATGGATTAATGAAACCTCATACAGACGAAAATTCTGTTTGGTATAGAAATCCAAATAATACTTCCAATTGGGGCTTAAGACCTATTGTTGTATTTTATGATAAAATTTCTAATAAATTATTAATTGGCTCTAAACAAGGAGAGTTTTGTTTAAAATTTTCAAATCAAGAAATTTATGACCCTACTTGCGATGTAAATAAAGCTATATTTCATCAATATACTAAATGGGGACTACCTTCTTATATGGGATTTGATAAAAATGATATATCAGGTAATGCTACTGATATAAGCAGTAATACCGATTTTTATATAAAAAATATTGGTGGATTATATTTACATAATGATGTTGACACACCCTGGTTGACTCCAGAAGGAATAACTGAAATCGTTTGTTCTGGAGCAAATAACGCTACATTTAAAACAAATACTATTACTAGAAGTGTTACTGCTACTAATAATTTAGATATTAATGGAGAAGATGCTATTTATATTGAAGTTGATAGATATAATAATATTGATGAAATTTACCCTTATTCTGAAAGAACCGGTCATTTATATAATAATGATTTGGGTCATAGAGTTAATGGTTCATTTGCCAAATTATCACTTCCATCAAAAAATGATTTTTCACAAGGTAGAGGTCTTAGACCAACATTATGTACAAATTTATTTCACAGTGATCCACCCATTCAAAGAATAGACAGGCTTAAATTTCAGTTTCGATACCACGATGGACGATTAGTTGATTTTAAAAATTTACCTATTAGTTTAACTTTAGAATTCAATATGTTAAAAGATGAACAATCCAGAGGAAAATTTGTTAGAATTCCACATTTGTATGGTTTATAATTTACTAGAAACCCATTCTTCATCTATTTCATCTAAACTTACTCCTTTCATAGGAATAAAATTAGGTCTATTCATCTTTTTTGTCTTATAAAACACATAAGGACCGTATTTTCCCTTTCTTACTGATATTTCGTCTGTTATTACTTTTAGTATATTTGGATTTGATGTTTTTTTTCCTTTTAATACATCTAATACATCTTTTAAAATAATATTATTCATCTCTTTTTTAATATGACTTATAGAATGGTTTTTTCCTTTATATGTTATATACAATCCATATTTACCTTTTTTCAATATTACTTCTTCTCCTTCGTGCTCACCTAAATTTTTGTTATTTAATCCACCTTTTTTATTTTCAATTATATCCTTTAATTTATATTCTCCATTTTTTAATTTTTCAATATCTATATTTTTTTTTACTCCTATAAAACTAGTATTACCATCTTTTTCACATTTAATTACTGGTCCATATTTTCCTATCATATAAATATGATTTTCATCTATTTTATAACTCTCTCTATGAGAACTACTAATGTTTTTTGATAATTTTTTGATTTCATTATTACATCTGTCACACAATGAATACCATATTTGATTGCCATTTGAAATTTTATCTAAGTCGTCTTCCATATTTTTAGTATAATCATAATTAAATAATTCATCAAAATTCTTTTCTAAAAATTCATATACCATAATGCCTATAGGTTGAATTATCAACTTATTTTTTTCATTTCCAAATATTCTATCTGTTTCTATTTCTTCTAAATCAGTATCAACTAGTCTAAAATCTTTGCATTTTATTTTTTTTCCTTCTACATTTTGCTTTGTTACATATCCTCTTTCTTGAATTTTTGATATTAAACTAGAAAATGTAGAAGGTCTTCCAATACCCTTTTTCTCTAACATTTGAACTAATCTTGCTTCTGTATAATTTTTTTTTAAATCTTTTAGTGTCACCTTACTATAAATTTCACTATACTCCAATGTTTTATTTTTTTTCATTTTTAACAAATATCTATATAATTTGTTTTCTTTTTCAAAACCTCCAACTATTTTCCATCCTGGAAATATTACTTCTTCACAACTATATTTGTAAGTATGTTCTTCAGGAGATGATATTTTTGCTGTTATTGAATTGTAACTCGCAATTGTCATACAACTTTCTACAGTATTTTTCCAAATGAGATTGTATAATTTTACTTCTCTTGAAGTTATTTTACCTGAAACATTTATTGTATTTAATTCTATTTTTGTTGGTCTTATTGCCTCATGTGCTTCCTGAGCATTATTATCTTTCTTTTTTTTACTACTACTATTTTGTAGTTTATCAATGTTCTTAGTTACGTATTCACTTCCATATTGAAGTTCAATATATTTTTTTGCCTTTTTTACAAATTCCTTACTATATGTATTACTATCGGTTCTCATATATGTTATTAATCCATTTTCATATAATGTTTGTGCTAATCTCATTGTTTGTTTTGGAGAGAAGTTATATTCATTACTTGCTTTCTGTTGTAATGTGCTAGTAGTAAAAGGAATAGGTGGATTTTTTTTTGTTATTTTTGGTTTTGTTACATTATATTTATGTTCAAAATTAACACTTTCTTCCAGGAAATGCTCTATTTTTTTTTCATCATTATAGTTATAGTTTAAAACAAATTCAATATTTTTATTAGTAAAAGTTGCTGTTGTTTCATAAACCTTTTTCCCAGGAGAATTATTTATTAATTTATGTTGCTCATAAACTAATCTAAGAGCAGGTGTTTGACATCTACCAGCACTTAAGCTTCCTTTTGTATTTCTACTTATATGTTTCCAAAGAATCGGACTTATTGTATATCCTACCAATAAATCTAATACCTGTCGTGCTAATTGGGCATTTACTGTATTCATATTAATTACTGTAGGATTATTAATTGCTGTTTTTATTGCTGATTTTGTTATTTCATGAAATATTATTCTTTTAGTTGATGATATTGGTAAATTAAAAGTTTTACATATATGCCATGCTATTGCTTCCCCTTCTCTATCATCATCTGTCGCTAATATAATTTCACTAGATTTTTTTATAAAATCTCTTAATGATTTTATATACTTTCCTTTACTTTTTATTGTTTTAAATACTACATCATAATTATTTTTTATATCTATACTTTTAAGACCGTTTGCTATTTCTCTTATATGTCCAAAACTTGCTATACATTTATAACCATTCCCCAAATAACTTTCTATTTTTTTACATTTAGCTGGAGATTCAACTATGACTAATTTCATATTATTTAAATAAAAATCAATCTATTTAAATAATTTCAATTTTGTTATAAGGTTTTTTTGTATTCTGACCAGGATATATTTTTTTTAGGTTGCACAAAGGTTTTTTTTTCTTTATCAGCTTTTTTATCTACTTTTTTTTGTCTTTTCATAGCACTATCAATATATAATTTTTTCAATATTTTACCTACCTTTATTGATGCTTCATGTTGGTCAATCTTACTATCTTCTACATCTTTTAAACATAAAATTAGATTATGTAATATATCTAAATCTAATTCATTTTTTTTTAATCTTAAAAAAATATTCGTATAATTTGTATTTAACCAAGCACATTGTGAATCAATCATTCTATCTATTGATTTCTTACCTAATCTTGTATATCTTTTTTTTATATCCATCATAATAGAAACCTGTTCTCTAATTTTAGAACTATGTTTTAGTTTTCTAATTTTAGTAGTATTATCAGAAGCTCCAGATTCCTTTAACATTTTATCAAAATTTAATCTAGTCTCATCATCTATTTTAAAAGACATATAAATTACTATTATTTTTCTTTTTATATAATTTTATCGCGTTAATATATATATGACAAAAATCAGTGCACAGAAAAGAAAAAAAAACACAGAACTATTGCAAGCATTCTTGACGGATCTACGCCGAAATACTAAATATAATAAGAACGCAAACACAACCAACAAGAAAAAGAAAAAAAAGAAAAAAAGAAAAAGTAGAAGAAACAGAAAAAAATTAAAAGGAGGAGCTGTTAGTTTAAATATAGTTAGTCCTAGTTCTCAAAATGTTAGTTCTAGTGGAGCTATTCAACAGGCTATAAGTAAGCAAAAATTAAATTCATCAAATGTTGTAGAATTAAATAAAGCTATGGCTGGAGGCGGAGGCCTTATTGTTCCTCAAATGTCACAAGCTGGAGCTGGAGCTAATACTTTAATGAAGGATGTTGTTGATTTACAATTACAGGCTAGAGCTAATTCAGAATATGACAGTTTAGCATTACAGGGTAAAAGTAGAGGTGTCGCTGGACAAACTGGAGGAAAAACTAAAAGAAGAAGAAGAAGGAAATCAAAAAGAAAGAAAACTAAGAGAAAAAGAAGAAGAAAAAGAAAAACAAAAAAAAGGAAATAAATTTTTATTTCATATAAATTTTATTAAATAAAAATAACATTATATTTTAATATGAAGTTTGGTGATATAATTAAAGCAATATTTATTATAGTAATATTTTTATTATTATATTTTTCATCAATTATTACAAATGGTATTCAAGATGTAAAAGATAATTGGCCAAAGTATAGGTGTTCTCCAACATATATGCCTATGGCTGGTTATTTAGGATATGATACACTTGAAAATTTTTCATACTGTGTCGGTAATATTCAGAAAGACTTAATGGGATTTTTTTTAGCTCCTATTGAATATATTTTAGGAAGTCTTGGTTCTACACTACAAAATTTACTTGATTCATTTCAAATGGTTAGAAAACTTATTAATACTTTAAAAGGTTCATTTGGTTTTATCATTGGTGATGTTTATGGTATGTTTGTTAATATAATTATGCAATTTCAAAAAATTATAATTAAAACTAAAGATACTGCTATGAAACTCATAGGAATTGTCACTACATTTATTTATATGATAGAAGGTGGTAGTCTAACTGGACAGAGTTTTGTTAATGGTCCTGTTGGTGAAACTTTAAGAACTATTTGTTTTTCAAAAAATACTAAAATTAAATTACAAAATGGGAAAATTAAAAAGATAAAGGATATTGTCTTGGGTGATATTTTAGAAAATGGTAGTGAAGTTTATGGAACATTAAAATTAAAAGGAGGAAAAGATTCACCATACTATCAAATATGGAGTAATAAACTAAATGAATATATTTATGTTACTGGAGAACACAAAATATTTAATTCAGAAAACACTGATGATTCAACACTAAATAATTATATTCCTGTAAAGGATTACAAAAATGCTATTAAAACTGGAGCATTTGATAATGTTTTATATTGTTTAATTACTGATAATCATAAAATACCTATTGGTGAATTTACTTTCTGGGATTGGGAAGATTAGAATTTAAGAATATTATCCAGATATTATATATGAATAATATTCCTGAAACATTTAACAGTCATTTTCAAAAATTATATGAAAAAAATGGATTTTTAGACAAATACGGGGGATCTGTTGTATTTGCATTTTTAACTATTATGTTTTTTTTTATAGTATTATCATACTATTACATTAAAGACAAAATAGAACCTATTAGAAAAAATTGGGCTGAAGAAAGATGCAAACCTAGTGTTATGCCATTTGCTGGAATTATTAAAGAACAAGATTTACCTAAGGGAACATCTAAAATCGAATTTACAAGTGATAATTTTATTCAGTGCACTAATACTATATTAGGAAGTATTGTCGGTCATTTCATAAAACCATTTTATTATATTACTGAAAGACTTGTAGAAACTGTTAAAAATTCTAATAAATCTCTTGACTTCATAAGAGTTTTAGCAGCTGGACTTAGAAATAAGTTAAATGAAATTTTCTCATATTTATTTTCTAGAATTTTCAATGTTATGATTCCTATACAAAAAATTATGATTAAATTTAAAGATTTATTTAATAAAATCTCTGCTGCTGTTGTATCTGGCTTATACACTGTATATGGTATATATTTAGCTATGAAATCATTTATTGGAGCATTTTTGACTATTCTTATTATCGCATTAATTGTTTTCCTAGCAGCAATTGTTTTATTATGGATTTTACCATTCACATGGCCCGCTGCTGCTGCAGGAACTGCTTTTTTTACTATTTTATCTGTTTTAGTTGCTATTACCGCTTCTTGGATGAAATATATTTTAGACATTAATAGTAAAAAAGTTCCAAAGAGAAAATGTTTTGATAAAAATACTATAATAAATACTAAAAATGGTCCTCAACAAATTAAAAATATTAAGTCTGGAACTATACTTGATAATGGTGATAGAATAACAGCTGTTTTTAAATTAAGCATATCTGGAATTACCATGTATAATTTTAATAATATTATTGTTAGTGGATGTCACAAAGTTTATAATCAAAAATTAGGATGGATTGATGTAAAAGAACATCCTATGAGTAAAAAAATTGATGATTATAGAGAAAGTGCTATATACTGTATCAGCACAGAAAGCAAAAGAATTAATATCAATGGTTTTAAGTTTTTAGATTGGGATGAATTAGAGCCACTAGATATTATCAAATTAAAAAATTTAAAATATATTTCTCGTAATTCATCTTTAGCAGATATTCATAAATATTTAGAATCTGGATTAGATGGTAATATCTTAATTGAAATTGAAAACGGTCAATCTATTAAATTAAAAGATATTCAATTAAATGACCAACTACAATTCAATGAGAGAGTTATTGGCTTAGTTGAAATTGACACTAAAAATATTGATTCTATAAAAAAATACTCATTTAAAAATTTTGATATTATTGGTGCTCCTAACATTCATTTTAATGATACTGATTTAGGAAACTTTAATACATTAAATATCTCTGGTAAAATTGTCAAAAAACCTGATAAATTATATCATTTAATCACTGATACTGGACATTTCACTATCGATGGTATTAAACTAAGAGATTACAATTCTGCTATTGAAAATATTTTAGATATAAGAGATAAATTATTCTCATTATTTTAATTTTTATCTGTAAATATGTATATATGCTTAAACTGAATACAGATATTGTTATTTTAGGAATTAAATTAAGACTTGAGTTGATCATATTAGCTGCTATTATTGGCGGTATTGCTTGGTTACATCTAGTTGGTTCATGTACTACACAACAAGGATATGAAATGATTGCTCGTATTATTGAAGAACTTAAAGTTATTGCCGGTATTAGATTTATCGAAGGCAACACTAATATGGGAGCATCTTTGGATTATTCTCCTAGCAATGGTGTTCATAATAATAAATATGAAAAAAAGGTTGGTTTAATGGAGGTTAATCAACTTGGGGGTCACGCTTTAAGACCACAAGTTCCTCTTCCAGAAGGACAATTATTTTATTGGGCTAATAACAATTTTGATGCTAAGTGTTGTGAAACTTCTAATGTCAGTGGTGGTAATGGTTGTGCTTGTATTACAAAGGAGCAAAATGACTTTTTAAACAATAGAGGAGGAAATAGAGGAGCAGATTCTGAATTTTAGGTATATAATATTTAGTTAAAATCTAATAATATTATATATCATATGTTAAAAGCTAAAAGTTATAGAAAAAAATTAAAAAATAAAATGAAAGTTAAAAAAAATAAAAGTTACAATAATTTACAAACTATACAAAAAGGTGGATTTTTAAAAAAAAATTTTAAAACATCCTTTATTAAAAAGGAATATATATTGAAAATGGATAAAGCTAAATTAAGTGAATACTATCCAAATTTGTTTTATGAAACAGAAAATAAAGATAAAAAAGATAGTTCAATGGAAAAATCAATGAAGTTTATACAATCGTTAAAAACAACGAGAGGTGCTGCTGGTTTAATATTAAATCCTTATAACCCTTTATATCATTTATTAAATATTATTGAACTAACTACTGTTCTTAAAGATAAAAATTTCACAGAGCAAAAAAGAGCAGTAAAACCGGAGAAAATAGATTCGTTGGAATATTTCAAATTAATACCAAAAGCTTTAAGTAAGAGTGTCTCAAGAAAAAAAAGTTTTGTATTAAATTCTTGGAATAATGGAGATGAAGTGGGTGAAGAGACAAAACTTAAGAATCTTGGAAAGAGGTTAAACAAGATACTGCATAATTTAAAGATTATGCCAAAACATAAAAAAATAGAAATTATTCTTTACTTTATAAATAATATTGTTTATGCTTTTGAAAATAAAGAAAATAAAATTAAAGTAAATGTAAATAATGAAGAGTTAGAATGCGACTATGAAGAAATTTCTAAAGATAAATATAAACATATTTATAATGATTTGAATGATTTAATCAGGTCAAGAAATACAGAAAATATAAAAAAAAGAAAAAAAGACAAGCTTAATAGAGCTACTCAATTGGCAAAGGCACAGGAACAGGCACAGCCAAAAGCTCCTAAAATTAATAATTACATGGATGCTGCCAAATCAAAAGATGTTGAAGTAGAATTTGATGATGATAATAGTTCAACAGATGAATTATCAGATGGTGATGGGGAATTTTTAGAATTAAAACCAGAAACTAAGATTCCAACTGGAGAAGAACTACGACTTCATGACCTTGGCGATGCGCAAAAACTTAAGAAGGCAGAAAAAATATTGGTAACTTCAAACAAAATGGCTCCAGTGGAAGTCCTCGCGAAACCAGTCGATAACACACCTAGAGATAATACCGGAAAAAAAATGATAATCGCATCAGAAGCAATACCCTTGGGTTACAATAGGGACGAATATGGAAATATGGTCAAAACAGATCACGTTAAAAGAATTGTTGACACCGGTCTTTTTTCCTTCCAAAACGAAAAACCAATTGAACTTAATATCCGAAATTCTATAAATAACCACAAAATATGGAGTAATAAGTTAGTAACTGAAAGTAATAAAATATACGAAAATAAAAAACGTGTTGAGAAGGAACGTTTGGCAGCCAAGAAAGCCAAAGAAGAAGCCGAGGAGAAGCGCAAATCTGAAGACGCAGCAGCCGAGGCAGAGAAAAAGAGACAAGAAGAAGAGGCAGCCAAAGCAAAAGCTAAGGCAGATGAGGAAGCAGCAAAAAAGGCAGAGGCTGATGCCAAGGCTAAGGCAGAAAAGGCAGAGGCTGATGCCAAGGCTAAGGCAGAAAAGGCAGAGGCTGATGCCAAGGCTAAGGCAGATGAGGAAGCCAGACTTCAAGCAGAGGCTCATGCCAAGGCTAAGGCAGATGAGGAAACCAGACTTCAAGCAGAGGCTGATGCCAAGGCTAAGGCAGATGAGGAAGCAGCAAAAAAGGCAGCAGAGAAAGCCGAAGAAGAAGAGGCAGAAGCCAAAAAATTGGATAATCAAATACCACCACCACCACCAATACCACCACCAATACCACCAACAACAACACCACCACCACAACTAAATATAAGTCAATCATTAAAAACATTAAAGACAGTCGATGAAACAAATAAAGAAAAAATACAAAAATTAAAAAATAAATTAAGAAAACGTATCGAAGAACGTGGTTCAGGAAATACACAAAAACCTTTAATTATACCTCCACCTCAAATAGTAAAAAATGACTCTATTAAGACATTTATGATAGACAACTGGATAAGTAAAGATGACGGTGGTTTTATAAATTTTAAATCATTAGTAGATAATATATTTGCTAGGGAAAATTTGGAAAAATTGAAAAAACTAAAGAAAAACTTGGAAGCAAAGCAGATTAGCTAGAAGAATAAAAAATAATAAAAAAAAATTTATTACTAATAAATAATATAAATAATTAATAACAGTTTATATTATATGGGAATCCTTTTTTGTAGAGACTACAGAGCTGAATACGAAAAAATGGATAAGAAAGTTTGCTATAAGTGTTATGATAAGTTTTATACAGACAAAACAGGAATTTATTCACGTAGAAACTCTTGTAGATATCATAATTTTAAAAATGATGTATGTATAGATTGTAGAGGAACTAGGTCAAATTGTAAACATACATGTTATCATGTTAAAGAAAAAAAATGGTATAATTTTCTGTCACCTTGATAGTTCACAAATTTCACAATATTGAATTTGTTGAGCTAATTTATAATTTTTCATTGAATCAATTGAATCAGTAACCCATTGATGATTACAATTTACAGATAAATATTTTTCAACTTTATCTAATGATTCTTGTTTTTCTTTTAATTCTTCTTTTAAATTAATAATCGATTGATATAATCTTTTTTTATAAAAAATAATATCATCGAATGAATGAATATTAATTTTACATCCATTTTCGATAATCTCCATTATAAACATTAAAAAAAAATACTTTAAATGATTTACTAATATAGTTATAAATGTTAAGTATATTAGTAGAATTAATGTTGATAGTTTTAGTAAGTAGTAATAGAGCTAGAATGTGGATGAGAATACCACCTTATTATGTTGATAGTAGAGTTTCTTCATTTTTAAATGAAAATAGAATAGTAAATTGTTTTGAATTTAAGGAAACTGAAACAAATTTATTATTAAAATGTTGGAAGGACAATAAGTTGGCAGACGTTTCTATAAATATAAATCCTTCAAACCAAAAACAGAGATATTTTGGAATAACATTAAGTGCTTAATCACCAGGTTTTAATACATTTATTTGTGATGAATGTTTAATAGCACAATAATCATAAATAATTTTTTTAGCATTTACAAATTTTTTATCTGTAGTTCCAAAACCGTCATCACCGCCTGTTAATTCGATAGGTGTAACTCTATTAACCTCCGCGTATCGATTAATAAAAGTGCCACTCATATCAATAGCAACGGTTTGACCAAGAGAAGTCCCTTGAGCTCTAGTATGTATAGGTGCGCCTATAGAGAAATTATTACTGATGTCACTATTATTGAGTGTTAAATCATATGGATTGCAGTATTTATTTTTAATAATTTGTCCAACACTATTTGTTGATAAATCAGTTTTGAATTTTTGACTAAAGTATTCAAAGCCCTTTTTTATTTTTAATTGAGAAGATTGATTTTCAAAATGTGTAATATTACCATTATCATTTAAACATGCTATTTTACTTCCGATTGATTTTTTATTATTTGCTAAAAATGTATTTCTTAAACTACAAAAGACATTAAGATTAGATTTTTTATTTGTATAATCTTTAGCTGATAAATTAGGATGTGTTCCGAAACAATGAGACATTTTATATGTATATATTACACAAATTAAAATATAACAATTTAATATATGAATTTTAATTTAAATAGTGATGATTATTCAAAAGATGATTATCTAGACATTTTTAATTTGGATAAAAGTATGAATATTTCTCAGAATAAAGTAAATGAAAGTTATAATAATTTACTAAATAGTATTAATAATGAAGAATTAGATTTAGATAAAAAAAAAGAGATGATATTTTTTTTAAGAAAATGTCGTGATAGTTTACTATTATTAGTCAATGAAAATATTGATAATTATAAATTAATTGAAAGTAATTTCATACCAGATTTAGATGTAAGTGAAACATTTAAAACAAATTCAAATTTTATTATAAAAAAACAAGAAAATCCAGATGAGAATCAAACCAATAAAATTAATCCTATTAGTCGAAAAATTAAAACACAACTTCTAAATATAAATACAAAATTTCGTAAAAACTATTACAATACTGATTCAACTGATTTTATTATAGATTTACCAGAAGAATTCAAAAATGTTATAAGTTTATCGGTTCAAAATGTTGATATTCCTGAAACAGAATATACATTTTCATCTCATAATGGAACAAATGAGTTTACTATAGAATTATTTGATTTATCGTCTAATGGAAAAATGATAACTAATTCATTAAAAAAACGAACAATAAGAATTCAAGATGGTATATATACAGGATTTATGCTTGCTGATTACTTAAATGGATTTGTATTTATTGATAATAGCTTAAATAGAATTGGTTGTAAATATGATGAACTTTCTAGAAAATTTAGAATAACTAGAGATTACAAGGAATTGGAAAAAAAAGGTGTTCCATATGAAGACAATAATGGTATAAAAAAAGTATTTAACATAGATTGGAGATTACAAAGCGACTTAAATAGACCAATACAATTGAATATGGGATGGATTTTAGGTTATAGAAAGCAGTATTATTCATGGGAGGAAGACTTTGTTGATATTTCAAATGTAACTTATAATAAACACGAAGGATTTAATCCTGAAGCTTGTTATGATTCTCATGTGTCAAAGTATTATATATTGTCAATTAATGATTTTAACAAAAATTATTCTAATACAATTAGTTCTCCATTTCAAGAATCAGCATTTAATGATGATACAGCAATAGCTAAAATACCTCATACACCAGATAATCCAAATTATGATAATATACACTATAAATCAATTAGAGAATATTTTGGACCTGTTAATATTAAAAAAATACATATAAAACTATTAGATGAAATGGGCAGAATAGTTAATTTAAATAACAATGATTACGCTTTTTCTGTAGAAATTAAACAGCTATACGATATTCATACAAATAGTTTATAAATATTATAATAAATAATTAAATTATAATATTTTATAATTAAATTATAATATTTTTTTATTATATAATGGCATTAAATGCGCCAATTAATATTAATTTATCAACAAGTGTAGAAAATAAAATTACTATGACTTTTGATCCTCCCCCCCCTGTTATAATAAATAAATCGAGTGATGGAGTCGCTGCGGCGTTTGGTGGTGGTGCCAAGGCGAAGGGCACGAGCAGCTTAGACGCTTCAAATGGTGGGAGCTTGTCCTGGATATTTTGGCCAGAATCGACTAAGATGACAGCAGCCCATTGGAGGTCTAGGCAGGGAAGGTATAACAGTGCGGGCGGAAGTGGTGGCGCCACCTCGGAAGTGGATATCGGGGGGACAAAAACCTACTACTCTGGTGAATGGGTTTCCCTCGAATATAATTCAACTGTTTCGATAAATTCGTTTACAGTGGGGATTCACAGTGCTTCGGGCACCAATTCGGTTTCCCGGGGCGCGCCAAAACAGATGATAATTCTTTATGGTGACGATGCGAACAATTTGACTGGTTATACTGAAAAATTTAATTATACCCTCACCCAGTGGCGTGCCGACTATAACGGAGTCGAAGAAACTCGGACCTTGGCGTCAACAATAACTGCTAAATATTTTAGAATGGTAGTTTTACAGGTCCAGATTGCGACTGAACAGAAACAGGCCGTTATAGGCTGGTTAATGTTAGGCGAAGTTCCTCCTGACCCGAGTGCTTACAAAATAGAAAAAAGTACAGATAATTCTACATTTTCTACCTTAACCAATACTTTAGCAACACACGCCGCTGGATATGAGGATGCGTTTTCATGGCTTCGTAATACTATATATTATTATAACCTTTCTTCTTCAAGTGATGGTATTACTTTTGGAAATCCAACTACTGTTGGTATTGTAACAAAACTTAATAATCCTACAAATATACAGGGAGCACCTGTAAATAAAAAAATAAATTTAACTTGGGATGGTATGGGATTAAAATATGATATTGATAGAAAAGATAGTGGTGCTTATTCTTCTATAGTCTCAAATATAACCGAAAAATCATATTCTAATTCAGGATTAACTAATGGTACAGCTTATACTTATAAAATAAAGGGAAAAGATAAAGTTATTTATGTTACACCCACCCGAGATGGAAATGAACTTAGTTGGCCAGATATTAAAGATAGAGGGAGTAATAATTATGTATTAGAAAGAAGTAGTGATAGTGGTTCAACGTGGAACAATATAACATTATCATATCCAGACACCGATACAGAAATGACTCTTAGTGGCACGGATGTTCATCAATCGGGTAGAATATATAGAATTACTACAATTGTTGAAGTAACTAGTGATCAAACGGAAAGTGCGGCATTTACTCCAGTTCATCCTGGTTATTTTACAGGCTCTTTCACTACAGAAGTTATTGATACAGAAAAAAATAAAGTAAAATTAACATCCGTTAATATAAATGCTACAAGTATAAATAAAGATGATTTTGAGGTTAAAGTAGGTTCTTCAACTAAAACAATAAATTCTGCTGCTATTTCTAATAATATTATTACATTAACATTAAGTGCTAATATAACAGAAGCAGATGGAGATATTCAATTTAAATATACGAAACATCCTTCCGATGATGATAGACGAATATATAATACAGTTGATAACAAACATTTAAATGATATTGCTTTTACACAAGTAACAAATAAAATATTACCTGGTCAAGTTACGGGGGTAAATCCTACTATATTAAATAAAAGAGTAAAATTAGTTTGGACGGCTACCCCCGGAGCAAATAAATATAATATTTATCAAAAAAAAGGAACTGATGCTTGGAAAAAAATAGCATCAAATATTAAACATACAAAATTTACAGCTAATAGATTAGAAAACGGTGTTAGTTATAAATATAAGATTTCTGCTGTTAAAACAGGTGTTACCGGAGAAGGACCAGATTCAGCTGACACAGCATCACAAACCCCTACGGCAAACTTAGGATTTTCCCGAATATTTGGTAATTTAAATGATGCTTCTAATTCGGCAAAAAAACAAAAAATTGACAAACTAAAAGATTTTAAAGGAACGGTGCAAACTGATAAAATATCAATATCAGGAAGAGTTAAAAAAGAAGACATTGATACAGATGTTATTACAGCACAAAAAGATTTAATTAAAAATGAAACAGACCCAATTAAAAAACGACAAATTCGTAATGAGGCTATTAAATTATTATTTGATGGTAATACAGATATTAGTTCAATTGAATTAACAACCGAAGATTTAGATATAACAGATACTAATTTTAAGAAAACTGATTTAGTAGTATTTAAACCTGCGGCAGACAGAACCATCATAACCCTAGATATAGAAGAATATAATAAGGAGGCTATTTCAGAAACTAAGGGTTTTTATATTCCGCTGGAAGATGGAGAATTCGTTTTACTAAGATTTGCAGGTGATAAATATGTATATTTTGATAGATTGGATGATGGAGCAACAGAAAAAATATTTATTACTGGTGGTGGGAGTTCTACTTTTACAAATGTATCTCGAAGTGCTTTTGATATTACTTCTTCAGTTGAAAATTTTGTAACTCCTGAAGATACTATAACAATAAATGGAAATAAAATAGTAATTGGTTCTATTGGTGATGGAAGTGAGCTGCCGAGCGGCGAAGTATATATTCGTCCAGACCCAGGAAGAAAAAAACATAAGAAATTAGCAGAAGGATATGTTCTCCATCCATCTAGTGTTACAAATAGTTACTTTATGTCTGGTAATTTTGGAGGGTATCTTAGTAACAGAAAAACAGATACGTTAAGTGATGGTACAGGTAAAAAAAAAACATCGTATACAGATTACAAATTAGGGACTACACCAACAGCTCCCCATCAAAAATGGTCTCAACCTGTTAGACCGATTTTGGGTTCAGGAGATAGATTAGCACGATTAAAAGCAAAAGCAATAAAAAAATCAAATTAGTTATTTTTAATATTGTAAATTTTTTAATATTAAAAATCTCTACAAAATATATATGATTAAAACTAAAAAAATAGGAAAAAAAAGAAAAAATAGAACTATAAAAAATATAAATAGAATTATTCGTATAAGTTCAAATTTTGAATCGGGAAATATTATTCACAAAAATACCAAAAATAATATAGTAAATTTAGAAATTAAAGAAGAACCTTATCCAAAATCAACAAAAAGAAAATATAAGAATTGGTTTTATTTTAAAGCAAGTAATATAAAAAAAAATACTAAGTTTAAAATTAATAATTTGAGAAATTATTTTGGAGATTGGCAGGGATATAAAGTATGTTATTCATATGATAATAAAAATTGGAAAAGATTGGAAAATACAAAATTTAGTGTATCAAAAAAAACATTAGTATGGAAAATAAACCCAAAAAAAAGCACTATTTGGTTTTGCTATTACCCCCCATATCCCTTCTCTCGTTCTAAAAAACTATTTTCTAGTATGAAAACAATAGGTTATACAAATGATAAAAATCCTATTTTAATGAAAAAGATAGGAGATGGCCCCAAGAGAGTATGGCTGATAAGTGGGCAACATTCTGGTGAAACTATTAATTCTTGGATACTTGAGGGGTTCGTAAAAAAATTAATGGAGAGAAAAAATAAAAAAAATCTTTCAAAATATACTTTTTATATAATTCCAAATTTAAATCCAGATGGAAATAAAAGAGGTTATTGGTATGTTACAAGTAAGGGTATAAATTTAAATAGAGATTGGTTACATACAAAATCACCAGAAGTAAAAGCCGTAAAAAATCAGATGAAAAAATACGGCTATGATTTAGTTTTTGATATTCATGGTGACGAAGGATGTAAAAATCATTTTTTAGTTAGAAATTATTATTGTAATCATAATTTATTTTATGTAATAAACCGAAAATTAAACAAAATGAAAAATATAATTCATATACAGAATATAATCTTTCTACATATATAGATATTAAAAATGAAATTGTAAAAAATATGATAAATAATCTAAACCAAAATTTATATACAAAATG